CTATTTGGCCTGCTTTTTTTGTTGCTCTTTTGCTTTTTGAGTTGCTTGCTGTATAAACGATTCCATTTTATCGGTTGTTTCTTTTTCAGCTGATTTAAGTAAATGACTATATACGACTGTCGTTGTGGTTGTGTTGGCATGACCTAATTTGCCTGCCACGGTACGAATATCTACACCTGATGTAATTAGATAGGTTGCTGCCATAGGCCTAAAGGTATGCGGCGTTATAGCTGGCAAAGAATCGTTTTTAACAAAATTTTTGAGCCAAGTGTTTATACTGTCTGGATGTGCAAGCTTCCCGTCCCATGTTGTGAAAATAAAATCGTCCTCTGGTTTTTCTTCGCCTGCCCATTTACCACCATTATCAACTGTACCGCCAAATTCTAACCGTTTGGCAGTCTGTGTGGCTTTATATTGGCGCAGCAGGTCTATGATGCTAGCAGAGATTGTAATGAAAACTTTACCGGATAACAAAGTGCAAGAATTAATTAGCAAGACAACGGATAGGTTGAAGTTGGTACAGGGTGATGTTGGCTAATGAAACAACGATACACAGCCTTTGACCTCAATCACAAGCAAGTCAATGAGTGCAGTAAGCTCAGAAATCTGCTAAATAAGCCAAGTACAGTGAAGAATCGGCAGAAATCGGATAGGTTACGGAAAAGGTTGGGGATAGCGTGAGGGAAAAAGTTGATTATGCATTAAAAAACCCGCGAGTTTTATCGCAGGATTTAATATAAAACTACTTAATGCTGATTTGATTTTTTCTTAGGCGCCTGATTATTTTCCATTTCTCGTTTAATCTTCGGATCTAAATGCAGAGTTGGATCGAATCCAGGTATATGCTGAGGATTTGGATCTCTGTTGCCTGAAGGTGTTTGAGGTTTGTTTTGATTCATATTAACATCTCCTTATTATTTTTATAATACTATTCTGCGCCATATGTTGCGGATTATGTGGAAAGTATGTAATCAAGATGAAATGAGTTTATTTGGGTAAAAAAATAACAAGACCGTTGCAGTTGGTCTTGTTTGGAGAGGAGAAAAGAAAAATTATGATCAGTTGGGATATACAATATTAGTTTATCCAGTAAGTTTGCATTTATGCGATAAAAAAAATAAGACCACACTGCTGGTGATCTTAATTAGAAAGGAACTTATAGAATCTATGTCGATATTAGTATCCCCAGTAATTTATAATTTATACGATTTGTAATGTTTTATAAAAAAATAACAAGGCCAGCTTCGTTGGTGGTCTTGTTAAGTAGGAGAAAAAATACCTTGATCAGATACATGTATGTCAAGCAGTTTTAGTATATCCAGTAGTTTTTGATTTATACCGGCAAGAAATGAATTTATTTATAAAAAGGCATTAGGGGTGAGAATATGCAGAAAACGATAGTTGAAACGGTTTTTTGGGAAAAAAGAGTTGCTTGGACCAAAGATGATAGATAGAGTAATCCTTCGTTGTTTATGGTGGAGGATCCACCCAATGCGTTATATGAGGAGAAGGTTATGGGATAAAAACAACTCAAATAATCGGGGTGTTATAAATGCCAAAAATAGTTTATAAATGTGAACTGTGCGGAAACGAATTTGATACTGAAAATGAAGCTGCTAAATGTGAGTCAAGCCATTATGCTGCATGCGCTAATCCGAAATGTGGTGCTTTATTTGTCCAGATTCCCACTAGCAAACGATATTGTTCGAAAACTTGCTGCAGTAGTGAAGCGAAAGGAGCCAGAGGGAATGGTGCCAGCTGATTTTTATTTAAAAGATGGAAAGAAAATTGAAGAAGATCTACCTGGGTACGTAGCACGAAACATCTTAGAAGGTTTTAAAAATATTGATAGAAACCGCCCTGTCGTTGCTTGTCATATCAATAATGAACTTTTTGCAATACGATACACAGTCCTTAGCAATATTCAGAGGTTACGGCTTAGAGGAAGCCGATTTAATGGTACTAGGTAAAAAAGAAGTTGAACGAGTTCATGACCATGATGAACCACCAACGAGTTATAAAATTGAGTGCAAATGCGGTGCCGAATATTTCTGCAAGTTAAGTAAAAACAAATATAGAGCACGTTGTAGAGAGTGCGGAGCTACCGTGTTCACCGATCGGACAGCTGAAAAGGAAGTTTACCCAACTACTGGGGAAAAAGCTACATTGATAACCAATCGATATTTTGTTGAAAAAGAGCAGCAACAGCCTCATGAGGATACACACGAAGCCAAACTTCTAAAAGCTATCGATAAGAATTTTAGGAGTGGTTACGTGGATCCATGCAATCTAGCAATTTAGGTAGCTGACAGAGAGGGCATTTATCAATGAAAGAAGTACAAAACTTGCAGAAAAACGGTAGCGGATATAAAGACCTTACTGCATATAACGCAATAAAAAATATTGATAAAGAATCGAACCACGATACAATCGATGATATTTTAAATCCGCTCATTAAGGGCGCAAGAGCAATGTTTGAAGCTGCGGGTTTTGAAGTTGTTGGGCGGATAGCATTGAAAAATAAGAGCACCGGAAAAGAATATAGATAATATAAAAGGACGGTTTTTTTACCGTCCTTGTTGTGCGTTTACTAGTTAGTGTGCGGGGGTGGAGAGATTGAGCGATAAATATAATGTTTATGAGAACACAGTTCGTGAATATTTGCGTAATTATAACTATTTTAGAATTATGATAGCTAACCTTGAAGAGGATAGAATAAATCAATTAACTCTTTTAAGTGAATGCTCGGTATCTATTGCAAAGTATGGTGATTCGACTGGTGGTGGCAGTAGTGAGTTAAATCAAACTGAAGCAGCATCTCAAAGAATAGAGATTGAGGAAAAGTTCAGACAGATTGAGCTAGATATCAGCGAACTTAACGCAGTAATAAATAAAATTGAACGTGCGCTCTTCGCTATAGGCAAACTAGAAAGGGGTGCTATTACAGGGTATTATTTTGAGAAAAAGAGCTGGGAAGAGGTCGGCATTGAAATTGATTGTACGGGGAAGACTGCCAGGGCTAAAGCAAATAGGGGTATAAAGGATATGGCGTTCATGATATTTGGTGCTGTTGCACGTCCGAAGCAGCTAAGTTTTTGCTTTTTCAAGCTACCGCATAGTACTATTGATAACTTTGGCTAAAAACATCTTCCCTTTTCTTTCCTCAAATCTTCCCCAAAGTTTCCCGGAATTTTCCCTCGACCTTCCGTTTTTTTAGGTTTTTAGGTGTTAAGATAATATCATGAAAAGTTTACAGATGAGCCGCTTACGAATGTGTGAGCGGCTTTTGTTATGCCCCAAAATGACAGCTATATCACTTGTGAATGTTGCACAATCTAGTCATGAAAGGAGTTGATATAATTGTCAGATTTAGAAGAGGTATTAAAAAGCATTGAAGAATTACGGAATTTTTTTTTGATTTTATCTGTTTAAAAAACCAAGTTCAAAGAATGTATATAAGTGAAGGCCAATACGCAGGATACACATGCAGTTAAAATAAGAGATCTTTGGCTTACTGGTTTTCAAAAGTTTTATTTTACTTTAAGGGGGAATGAATTCAAATAATAATCTTTGTTCCTTGTATTTCTATTGTTTAATTTTCATTAACAAGGAGGATATTAAAAATGAAAAGAGTATTTCTAATTTTAATGGTTATTTGTCTCTCAATGGGGCTTTGTTCCATTGTTAGTGCGGGGCCAGCTCCGAAATTATCTAGTGTCCAAATTACAGCTGTAGGACCAGATTCATCAGGTAATTGGGTTCTTCGTAGTAATCTCTCACCTCTAACAAACTATGATGGATATTTTTATGTCGAAGTCAAAACTGTTGGATATTACAGTTCATACTATTTCTATCGTAATGGTTCAATTATTACACCTTCTAAGGTAACAAGATATATTCACAATCCTATTACAAGCGGTAGTATTATTACAGGATATATTGATTGCTTTAAAATACCAATGACTTCTATATGTACCCCCCCTGCAACGGTAAGTACTTTTTGTGCTAGATTTGATAGTGTAAATGGTGGTGCAACACATTATGATACCATAAATGGCATAGAAATAAATGCAAAATAAAATTTATTTTGTGCATAAAAATTGCAGAGTTTTTTTGAAAAGCTGTCTTCTTTCGTTGGCAGCTTTTTATTTTTACCCGTTTAAAAAACCAAGTTCAAAGAATGTATATAACTGAAAGCCGATATACAAGTACAAGCGCAATTATTAAATAAGAGGTCTTTGGTTATATCGGCTTAAAAAAGGTATATTAGGAGTGGCTTTTTGTGTGTAGAACAGTTTATTGCCCGGAGGAAGTTATTGTTGTATCTAAAGGGAAAGAGGATATCGGTAAATTAGTAGAGTTGGCGAATGAAGGCAAGTTTGATCCAAGCGTAATTCCGGTAATTGATAATTTACAAGACCAAATTACAAAAGAAGTTACGGAGCGAACGGAAGCGGATAAAAAAACTTCAGGGTAATATTGACACTGATCAGCAATTGCAAGGCAATATTGAAGCGGAAGCCACGGCAAGAGATGCTGCCGATAAAGATTTGCAAGATCAAATTTCTAAAGAGATTACGGCACGTACCGATGGCGATACAGCTTTACAGTCTAGTGCTGATAAAGAAGTAGCAGCACGTACTGATGCAGATAGTAAATTGCAAAGTTCTATTGATACCGAAGTAGATGTTAGAACTAAAGCTGATCAAAGTTTACAAGAAAAAATTGATATATTAGAAGGGAAAAACGCTTTTTCAAATGTGGTAGTTAATGGGACAACTATTAAGGTTACTAGTCAAGAAGATACGATTGAGTTGGAAGCAGGAACCAATATTGCTTTAACTGCTGATACAAATAACGACAAGATTACAATTGCGGTTACGGGGAAAGTTGCAAATGCAGCGCAAGCAGATACTGCAACGAATGCAGATACTGTTGGAGGAAAAAGCGTAACTGATATTATTGCAGCTTGCACTAACAAGGCAGTTCCAGCTGGTGCTGTAGAATATTTTGCTAGAATATCTGCACCAGCTGGATGGTTAAAAGCTGATGGTTCAGCAGTTTCTAGAACAGACTATGCTAATTTATTTGCTGCAATAGGCACTACATTTGGTATAGGTGATGGCAATACCACGTTTAATTTACCTGATCTTCGCGGTGAGTTTGTACGTGGGTTTGACGATGGGCGCGGAGTGGACTCTAGCAGAAGCCTTGGCAGTTGGCAAGTGGATTCTTTTAAAAGTCATTAACATGATGTTGAATGTACTGGTACGCCAGCCAATGGAACGAAATTTGTAAAAGGACTCGATGCTGGCTCCAACAGACAAGGGGAGAATATGTATAGTGTTGGTGGCACAGAAACACGTCCTCGTAATATAGCTTTATTAGCTTGTATTAAATATTAATACCTTTAGGAGTGAAGAGAAATCTTCACTCTTTTTACGGTAGATATTTAGAAAAATTAATGAATAAATCAATGATATAGCATCCTTCGGGGTGCTTTTTTAATGCCTTTAAATAGACATAAAAAATAATTATAAAAATTTTGTCGTTATGTGTTTAAAAATCTCTGCTCAAAGAATGTATATAAGTGAAAGCCGATATACAAGACAAAAAGCATTGAGAATAAGAGGTCTTTTGGATATGTCGGTTTTCAATAAAAATATTAGGAGGAAATTTATTATGTCAAGAACAGTAAACGTTAATGAAGAATTTGTAGTTGTATCTAAGGGGAAAGAGGATCTTGGTAAGTTTGCCGTATTGGGAGATGGTGGCAAGTTTGATCCTAGTGTGATTCCGGTAATTGAGGATTTGCAGAAACAGATTGATAAATTAAAGAAAAGTGGAGGTGCTACAGTTGGTGCAGTTGAATATTTTGCTAGGTTTTCAGCACCAGAAGGTTGGTTAAAAGCTGATGGTTCAGCAGTATCAAGAGTAGATTATGCAAATTTATTCGATGCAGTTGGTACTATGTTTGGTGACGGTGACGGTAGTACAACATTTAACTTGCCTGATTTACGTGGTGAATTTGTTCGTGGCTTTGATGATAGTCGGGGCATTGATAAAGGACGTGTGTTTGGAAGCAAACAAAAAGGCTCATTAGTAGTAACCGATCCAACTGTAAGTCATAATTGCATTACTAGTTTTATAAATTTAGATGACAATAAAGGGCTAATGAATCAACGTGTCGGTTTAGATGAACTAGAAAATATTTCTGACTATAAAGAAATATATAATGCGTGGATAGAAACTGGTTCACATCAATCAGTGGTAAGTAATTCAGTTCAGTTCGGTTTCGGAGTATCTCGCCCTCGTAACATTGCTCTATTAGCTTGTATTAAATATTAATAAGAAATATATTCAATAAAAATTTTAGGAGGAAATTTATATGTGTTGCTGTAATGAAAAAAATCCAGTTGGAACAGTAAACTATTTTGCAAGGCAGTTTCCGCCAGAAGGTTGGTTATTGTGCGATGGTCGAGAAGTATCAAGAGATGTGTTTGCTGATTTGTACAATATGGTTGGTATTTCATTTGGGACAGGTGATGGTAAAACCACGTTTAATTTACCTGATCTACGCGGTGAATTTATTCGTGGGCTTGATGAAGGGCGAGGTATTGATAGCGATAGGAAATTTGGCAGTGTTCAAACTGACACTTTAAAAAAACATAATCATTATTTTTTTGAAACTAATCTTGATCCTACCGCTAATGGTGACTCAACGGATGCTGATGTTCCGTGTTGTATGGATACAGGCGGAATGGCTACAGCTACAAGTGACCATAGATTTGTATCAAATACAGGTGACACCGAAACCCACCCTCGTAACGTAGCCTTATTAGCTTGTATTAAATATTAATAGGAAATCAAGAAATATATTAAATAAAAACTTAGGAGGAAATTTATTATGTCTTACAATTCAAATTTACCAGAGGATATCACAGTATCAAGAGCGGACGTTAGGGAGAATCTTAGAGCTTTAAAGGAGGATAAAATCGTTGACGCTGCAACTGCTGTTACTGCAGAATCAGCAGCTAAGCTGACAACTGCAAGAACAATCTCTTTAGAAGGGAATGCAACGGGTAGCACAACTTTTGATGGTTCGGCAGATGTAGCTATTCAAGTAGATGTGCTTAGTGCGGATACGGCAGCGGTTGCAACAAAATTAGAAACAGCACGGACTATTAACGGTGTTGAATTTGATGGTTCGAAGGATATTACGATTGCAGTTCCTACAATGCCGATCGGTTCTGTAATCATGTGGCCGTTTTCAACATTACCTGGAGGTGATGATGAAGGAAAATGGTTAGAGTGCAATGGGCAATCTACCGACGGGTATCCTGAATTAGCAGCTATTGCGGGAGCTACTGTTCCTGACTATCAAGGGTATTTTTTAAGAGGTCTTGGTGGAAATTCTGCAGATTTAGGGGTGAAACAAGGTGATGCTATTCGTAATATTACAGGTACGACTGTAGCTCATAAGTTTGCTACATGGGTTGGTCCTACAATTTGTCCACCTGATGGAGCTTTTTCTTATAAAAATATGGGGGGATCGGATTACACAGTGTCTACAGTCAGTCCTAAAAGCACTGACAATCTCGCATCTTATTTTGACGCATCAAAAGTGGTACCAACAGCAGACGAAAACAGACCAATTAATAAAGCTGTTATTTATTTAATTAAGGCCAAACAATAAATTTAATACCTTTAGGAGTGAAGAGAAATCTTCACTCTTTTTACGGTAGTTATTTAGAAAAATTAATGAATAAATCAATGATATAGCATCCTTCGGGGTGCTTTTTTCATGCCTTTAAATAGGCGTAAAGAGTAATTATAAAAGTTTTGTCGTTATGTGTTTAAAAATCCAAGTTAAAAGACTGTATATAAGTGAAAGCCGATATACAAGACAAAAAGCACAATTGAATAAGAGGTCTCTTGGATATGCCGGTTTTCAGAGTAGAGAATATTGAAAGGGTGATTTTAATGAGCAAAACAGTTAATTGTACAGAGGACGTTGTAATTATTTCTAATGGCACAGTAGATAACGGCAAATTGGCAGCTTTAGGTGATGGGGGTAAGTTTCATCCTAGCGTTATTCCAGTAATTGATGAGTTACAAGAACAAATAACTAAAGAAGTTACGGAACGAACTGAGGGTGATAAGGCTGTACAGACTAATATCGATACAGAAGCAAGTGCCAGAATATCAGCTGATCAGCAATTGCAAGGAAATATTGAAGCGGAAGCCTCAGCAAGAGATTCTGTCGATAAAGATTTGGAAGATAAAATTTCTAAAGAGATTACGGCACGCACCGGTGGCGATACATCTTTACAGTCTAGTGTTGATAAAGAAGTAGCAGCACGTACTGACGCAGATAGTAAATTGCAAAGTTCTATTGATACCGAAGTAGATGCTAGAACTAAAGCTGACCAAAGCTTACAAGAGAAAATTGATGTATTAGAAGGGAAAAACGCTTTTTCAAATGTGGTAGTTAATGGGATAACTATTAAGGCTACTAGTCAAGAAGATACGATTGAGTTGGAAGCAGGAACCAATATTGCTTTAACTGCTGATACAGCTAACGAAAAAGTTACAATTGCAGTTAACGGGAAGGTAGCTAGCGCAGAGCAGGCAGATAGTGCAACCACTGCGGAAAGTTGTACAGGTAATTCAGCTACTGCAACAAAGTTAGAGACTGCGCGCAATATTAACGGAGTAGCTTTTGATGGTACGAAGGATATTACTATTACTGCTACAGCTAATGGTGGTAATGCCGATAATGCAAATACTGTTGGCGGTTATACTCCGAACGACTTAATGCCACTAGGTGCTATTTTAATGTGGTCAGGTAGCATTGCTAATATCCCGAGCAAATGGGCTTTATGTAATGGCTCTAATGGTACGCCTAATCTTTTAGATAGGATGGTTGTTTGTGCTGGCAATTCTTATGCAGCTGGAGCTACTGGTGGGGAAGCTATGCATACTTTAACAGTGGCGGAAATGCCAAGCCATAAACATAGTTATAAGCTTGATTATGAATATGTGAGTGGCGGCTCTAATATGGTGGCTGATGAATCAGGTGCCGGTCTTCCTGGAGGGGCATATCCTACACAATATACAGATAGTATTGGTGATGGCAGTGCTCACAACAACATGCCGCCATACTATGCATTGGCCTACATCATGCGTATTGCGTAAAATTTAATACTTTCATGAGTGGAGAGAAATCTTCACTCCCTTTATTTTACTGAGGTGGCACCACACTAACCAAATGTAAATCTAAATGCGCTTAGCTTGGAAACGAGTATTGTATCTTACGAATTCTAGAAGCAAACGAAAATCAAATAAATGTAAACAATACTTTGGAGGTTCTGGTACAAAGATTAGTATGGACGACCTTGAACCTCTAGAATATCGGCACTATTTAGGTAGTGTCTTTTCTTATGTTTGAAAGGAGATAAAATGAGCGATATTAAAATTTATTGTTCTTACACGGAGGTAGTAGATTCTATCTCATTGGTACCGAATCCACGTAATCCAAACCAACATCCACAAAAACAAATTGAATTACTTGCTAAAATAATAAAAAACCAGAGCTGGAGAGCACCAATTACGGTGTCTAATCGCTCTGGTTTTGTTGTACGCGGGCATGGGCGTTTAATGGTTGCAAAGTTATTAGGATTAGAAAAAGTACCTGTAGATCGCCAAGACTATGCATCAGAAGCCGAAGAGTGGGCGGATCTTATTGCCGATAATCGTATTGCAGAACTAGCAGAGATAGATAATAGTCTTCTCTTGGAACTATTGGCCGAGATTGATGAAAGTGATTTCGATAGTGATTTAACTGGGTATAATGATATTCAAATTAATAATTTACTCGCTGATTTTAGCACCGTTGATGTTCATGAAGATAACTTTGATATTAATTCTGCGATCGAAGAAATCAAAGAGCCGATTACTAAGCAAGGTGATGTGTGGCAGCTTGGAAATCACAGGCTTATGTGTGGTGATTCAACAGTTATTTCGGATGTTCAAAAGCTTATGGATGGCAAGCTAGCATCTATGGTATTTACTGACCCGCCCTAGTGGTACCGAAGATAAGCTGACGATTAAGAATGATAATATGCCGGCGGAACAGTTTAATCAATTTTTGAAAGATGCATTTTTAAATTTGTATGCAGTAACTGAAGCAGGTGGTGCGATCTATATATGTCATGCAGATTCCGAAGGAAGTAATTTTCGTGGTGCTATGCAATCGTCAGGTTGGTCACTTCGACAATGTCTAATTTGGGTTAAGAATCAATTTGTTTTAGGGCGCCAAGATTACCAATGGCAACATGAGCCCATACTATATGGTTGGAAGCCCGGGGCGGCTCATAAGTGGTATGGAGGCAGAAAGCAGAGTACTACTATTGATCAAGATATGCCTATTGTAATACAGCGAGACGATGAAGGTGTAACGATATCAATCACTAGTGGTATTCAACAGGTTGTATTAAAAGTTCCATCTTTTGAGGTTATTAGTACAGGCGATGATTCGGCCACTTCAATATGGCGTTTTGAAAAGCCACTTAGAAATGGCGAGCATCCCACTATGAAGCCTATTCCACTGTGTGCTAGAGCTATTCGAAACAGCAGTAAGCCACATGAAATTGCGATTGATTTTTTCAATGGTAGCGGAAGCACATTGATGGCTGCCGAGCAAACAGGTCGTGTTTGTTATGCAATGGAATTTGATCCGGTTTATGTTGACGCTACTGTCCGACGTTGGGAAGAATATACTGGGTTGAAGGCAGTAAGGATAATATAATACTTTATAATAAATCGAAATTTGGTCCATCGAATCTACAACACAACCAAAATTTGTTTTTTTCATCTGCATATTCCGCTTTCCAATAATGCGGATCATTAACATTTCTAAGCTCAATATCAATTAAATCACGTTGTATTGGTGACTTAAACGGCTTTTTTAAGAATATCATTATTGAATTTGGGTAGGGCCAATCTCCTTCATATGCTTCGACTATTTTATTACTAGCTTTTAATTCTAATTCTAAAATTTCTTTTAGTTTGCCTGAGAGTTTGTTTACGATTTCATTATCGATAGCCATAAAATCATCTTCTTCCGTTTATTTTAATTATATATTATAGTTGAAAATTATGTTTTATTTCGAATATAGATAAAAAAGGACGAATGCACTAACATCCGTCCTCTTTACTTGGGTACTCCCCAGCGAGAGATAGCAGACAGGACTGCGGCCGCAGATTATCGAAAGCTGCTATCTCGTCACTATTATATAGAGAGTTGGGGGTATCGCACAAGTGGAAAAACGAAAATATGTTTGATTAGATGATCAAGAAGAACTACTCCTACAATATCAGATTCAAATACAAGAGGGACTTAATGACTCGAAATCAAAATATAGAAAACTCGTACAAGCGGGTATTGCTAAATGGGTTGCTGATTTTCAAAAAGGTAATATACAGATCAATTCTGTAGACGATTTAAAGAAATTGATTGATCTTGACTTGGAACTTCAAAGAGAAGAAATATGTTGATATTTAAAATTAATTAAAAAAAATTTTGTTTTTGTGTTTAAAAATCTCTTCTCAAAGAATGTATAGCAGTGAAAGCCGATATACAAGATAAATAACATTGAAAAGAAGAGGTCTTCGGCTATATTGGTTTTTAATAAAAATATTAGGAGGAAATTTATTATGTCTTACAATTCAAAATTACCAGCAGACACTACTGTACCAGCAGAAATTAGAGAGAATCTTAGAGCGTTAAAAGAGGACAAGATTGTTGCTGCTGCAACTGCTGTTGTTGCAGATTCAGCAGCGAAGTTAACAACTGCAAGAAAAATATCTCTTGAAGGAGATGCAACAGGAAGTACAAGTTTTGACGGTTCAGCAGATGTATCTATTCAAGAAGATGTACTTAGTGCGGATAATGCAAATACTATCGAAGGGAGAAATGTGAATGATATTATTTCAGCTTGTTCCATTTATGCAGTTCCGGCTGGTGCAGTTGAGTATTTTGCACGACAAACAGCACCTACAGGTTGGATTAAAGCTGATGGTTCAGTTGTTTCCAGAACACAATACGCTGATTTATTTGCTGCAGTAGGTACTGTATTTGGTACTGGCGATGGCAGTACTACATTTAATTTACCTGATTTACGCGGTGAGTTTATTCGTGGTTATGATGATGGTCGTGGTATAGATTTTATTGGGATGACTGGTAATATAGTTAGTGGGAGTAACCAGATCACCAACTTACTTGGGCTTAATACTGGAGATCCAACAGTATCATCGTACTTAACTGTAGGTATGCCTATCAATTGCAATGGAATTCCAGAAGGGACTACAATTGTAGCAATTGATAATAATACAACAATTACTTTGTCAGCGAATGCGGCAATTTCAGCAAATCGAGCTTCCATGAAATTTATGCGTTCCTTAGGTTCGGCACAGAATGGTTCACAGATGCGTGGGACTGCATCGAACACGGGCAAAAATGGTATTGCTAATATGTGGGGAAATAGTAGTTTTGATGCTATTGATACTATTAAGAATTTTTATCCTTCAAGCTCATCAATGGATTCTATTGATGTAATTAAGGGAGTTGTCCGCCCTCGCAACGTAGCTTTACTAGCTTGTATTAAATATTAATACCTTTAGGAGTGAAGAGAAATCTTCACTCTTTTTACGGTAGTTATTTAGAAAAATTAATGAATAAATCAATGATATAGCATCTTTCGGGGTGCTTTTTTCATGCCTTTAAATAGGCGTAAAAAGTAATTATAAAAGTTTTGTCGTTATGTGTTTAAAATTCCAAGTTAAAAGACTGTATATAAGTGAAAGCTGATATACAAGACAAAAGCAATAATTGAATAAGAGGTCTTTTGGATATGTCGGTTTTCAATAAAAATTTTAGGAGGAAATTTACATGTCAAGAACAGTAAACGTTAATGAAGAATTTGTAGTTGTATCTAAGGGGAAAGAGGATCTTGGTAAGTTTGCCGTATTGGGAGATGGTGGCAAGTTTGATCCTAGCACGATTCCGGTAATTGATGGATTACAAGAACAAGTAACTAAAGAAGTTACGGAACGAACTGAAGGTGATAAGGTATTACAGACAAATATCGATACAGAAACAAGTGCCAGAATATCAGATGATCAGCAATTGCAAGGAAATATTGAAGCGGAAGCTAGCGCTAGAGCTTCTGCTGATAAAGATTTGCAAGATCAAATTTCTAAAGAGATTACGGCACGCACCGATGGCGATACAGCTTTACAGTCTAGTGTTGATAAAGAAGTAGCAGCACGTACTGACGCAGATAGTAAATTGCAAAGTTCTATTGATAACGAATTAGATGCTAGAACTAAAGCTGACCAAAGTTTACAAGAGAAAATTGATGTATTAGAAGGGAAAAACGCTTTTTCAAATTTGGTAGTTAATGGGACAACTATTAAGGCTACTAGTCAAGAAGATACGATTGAGTTGGAAGCAGGAACCAATATTGCTTTAACTGCTGATACAGCTAACGAAAAAGTTACAATAGCAGTTACTGGGAAGGTAGCAAGCGCAGCACAGACAGACAGCGCAACGACTGCGGAAAGTTGTACAGGCAATGCAACTACTGCAACAAAGTTAGTAACTGCACGGAATATTAATGGCGTGGCTTTTGATGGTTCGAAGGATATTACTATCAAGGCGGAAGCAGATGGTGGTAATTCCGATACTGTCGATGGCAAACACGCAAGCGATTTCATTAGTGCATCAAATGCATATGGACAATCTCTTTATTTTGCTACAAACACAGATAATGCTAAGATATATTTTGAATCTACTGGGGATGAAGCAGGAGAAAGCAATTTAATAATTCAAACCGGTGATAATGATACCGAAAGTGTTATTTTTAGACATGTGCCCTGTGATAATCGAGAAATATATGATTTTTGTAAAATAAGTCCCAATGGAACAATAGTTTTAAAAGGGAATAAACAAGTTGCCACAACTGATCAAGTAACTGCAATGGAAAAAAGATTGGCAGCATTGGAAGCTAAGGCATGAGAAACTAACTAATAATTAAAGGAAATAATGCAGAAAATGGCTAGCTTTTACAGGAGGATTGGTAATATAACATGATAACGCCTAAAATCGCCCTCGTAACGTAGCTTTACTAGCTTGTATTAAATATTAATAAGAAATCAAGAAATATATTAAACAAAAACTTAGGAGGAAATTTACATGTCTTACAATTCAAATTTACCAGTAGACAACACAGCAGATACCAGAGAAAATTTTAGAGCGTTAAAAGAGGACAAGATTGTTGACGCTACAACTGCTGTTGCTGCGGATTCAGCAGCGAAGTTAGCAACTGCAAGAAAAATATCTTTTGAAGGGGATGCAACGGGTAGTACGAGCTTTGACGGCTCGGCAGATGTAGCTATTACAGTGGATGTGCTTAGTGCGGATAATGCAAATACTGTCGAAGGGAAAACAGTGAATGATATTATCTACATTAGCTCGCCAGCAGGTGCAGTACAGTATTTTGCAATGGCAAGTGCACCTACAGGCTGGTTAAAAGCTGACGGATCAGCAGTTTCTAGAACTGACTATGCTAATTTATTTACTGCTATAGGTACCATGTTTGGTTTAGGGGATGGCACTACTACATTTAATTTACCAGATTTACGTGGCGAATTTGTACGTGGTTTTGACGATGGGCGTGGTGTTGATGCAGGAAGGATATTGGGTAGTGCTCAAGACCACCTAGCGAAATTAGCATATCCTTATGGCGATTTTGGTGATGGTTTCGCCGAATCATTCACAAATAATTTAACGCCAAGTGTCGCTGTGTCCGATGACCAAGTTTCGAAAAGTGGCCTAGCTAGTATTATCTCTAGTTCAAATACAGCGGCTACCGAAACCCGTCCTCGCAACATTTCTTTACTAGCTTGTATTAAATATTAATATCTTTAGGAGTGGAGAGAAATCTTCACTCCTTTTACTTTACCTAAAACAAGCACTTCTAGGGTGGTGGTGATATGTAAATGGCAAGAGCAAGGAGCCCTGATCGAGATAGAACATTTGAAATTTGGCAAGATAGTGGCGGGAATATACTGCTAAAAGATATTGCTAATTAACTTGGCATATCCGATAGTCAAATTCGTAAATGGAAAAATCTCGACAAATGGGACGAGAAATTGAATGGTAATGTTACCAATGGCAAAAGTAACGGCAGGACTTAATTTCTTTTTAGGCAATACTCAAGGAACTCTACAGCGTAACATCATAGAACCGATGCAAGAAGTTTTCGGCAATATAGTCGGTGATATTGGTAGCGATAATATAGCCACTATTTTGGGTGAAAAAGTTTATTGTATTGGTGCGGATAAAGTATCGCAAGTCAACAAGTTACGTGGTTCATCAGTAAAATATTGCTATTGTGACGAGGCTGTTACTTACAATCAAGAAGTATTTACAATGCTTAAGAGTCGTCTTGATAAGGCTTACAGTAAGTGCGATTTGACCTGTAATCCAGATACTCCATTACACTGGTTTGAAAAATTTTTAGGCAGTAATGCGGATATCTATTTGCAACATTATACTATCGGCGATAATCCTTTCTTGCCAGAAGTTTTTAAGGAACAACTAAAAAAGGAGTATCTCGGTACAGTTTGGTATGATCGCTATATTCTTGGCATGTGGACTATCTTACGATGCTACTGAATCGGCGCATTGGGGCGAAAGCGGTAGTAAAAGTGCCGGTTTAACGGTATGGAAACAGAATACACAGTATGATACTGATGAGGTTGTTGTATATAACGACTCGTTTTACATATCTAGCACATACATCCGCTAAAAGTTTTGCCGATGATATGGCAACCGGCGCAGAAAAATGGCGATCTATAAATTCTGGCGAATCTGGTGGAGGTACATTGAAACAGGTTACTAAATTTACGACGGTGGAAAGACCAATAAGTAGTACGAAAACATATAATCTGCCGCCGGTAGAAATATTGAAATTTATGTCAGCCGGTGGGCAGGATACAGTTATTACAGTATCTGATTTTTTTTAAGAGGATGGAGAATTATTTACCGTAGATGGGACTTCAGCGACAAACAATTCACAAGTTGTTTTTGATGGTACGGTTCATCTTAAGACTGCTTATGGACAAATAAAGGAGCAAGTATCTCTTCTTGGGGTGGAAGGTTTGGAGGGGGATGTTTAACAGTAAGTCCTGATGGTACTGATAACGGCATTTCATGCGCGGCTAATGATGATTGGGATTTTGAGTCTGGTGATTTTACTGTTGAGCTTTGGTTCCAGCCCACGGTAATTCCAATAACATGCTCACTAATTGAACATGGTACTGGTATTTGTCCGTTTCGGATAGCATTAATAGGGAGTGATTCTCCTTACACGCCGAAAACTGATGGATTAGCAATTTACATATCATTTGATAACAACAATTGGGGAGCTAATCAAAGTATTCTTTTTACATTCACTGCTGGGATGTGGTATCATGTTGCACTTGTTAGGAAAGGATCTTCATTTGTACTTTATCTAAATGGAGTAGATAAATTTACGTATACTAGTTCAGCATCATTTACAAAAAGTTCTAAGCCAATCAACATTGGATCAAATTTTTTGGGGCTTAACCCTAAGTGCAATATTAGTGATATACGTATTTCGAAAGGCATTGCCCGATACTCATCATCATTCGATCCATCAACAGCAGATTTTACAGTAGCGGGATATTATGCTCGCAAAAACGAAAGTTGGTTTCGTGCAGGTAAACCTAGTGATGATTTAAATTTAGTAGGTATGTTTAGATCTTATGGCACACAAGATTGTCCTACACAAGTCCAATTAGAGGAATTAGCGAAAGGCGCAAATCGACCAAGACGTTGCTGTTGGCAAGAAAACGCTACCGATGAAATACCTACAGTAAAATTAAAAGCAGTACCAAAAGATAAATTATTATTACCTAAGGCATTACTATCAATCAGTTTAAATGGGATCAATAGTATGGCTGCTGAGAAAAACGTAAGTGGTAGCGGGGAAATAAAGTTTATTATCACAACAGATTTATCAACTTATAAAACTCTTAATTTTACTAGTGGTGTATGGGAAACGATAGATCATACAAATTTGGCAACAGTAAAGACAAAGGGCATTGATTCAACTGCATTATCTACAATAACACGTGCGCAATGGGATAGTCTTATTGCTGGAAAAACCGGGATAGGTTTTGCTATTTTACTGGCTCAAGAAGTTAGTGTGGATGATTGTAAACTTGATTTATTATCATTACACATAAATGGGGGAAGTTTTAGTGCAGGTTCATGGGATAAAGCAATACACGGCGCAGACTATAAATATGGTTATCCAAAAAGCAATTTATTACGTGTTACTTTGCTGACCGATGGTGATTACAAGATCAACTATAGTGAAGGAATTAAAGAAATTTAAATATTGAATTTAGAAAGAGCTGAAATAAGCTCTATTTTTTATGTTTAAAAATCGCAGTTCAAAGAATGTATATAAATGAAGGGATTTTTAGAGAGGAGAGGTGTTATGAGTGATGATGCAATTCAAAGACTATTTAACAAAATTGACGATCTAGCGGATCGCCTTGCGCGAGTAGAAACAATGCTGGAAGAACGAGAGAAGAAACAGACGAATGTTGCTAGCATAATCGCCTGGCTAGCAACAACAGCAGTTGCCATATATGGTGTGGCACATTAGCTTGGAGGCTGTGAACTAATGAAAGAAAAATTGTTGAAATTCTCAAATTGGGCGCAGGCGAATTGGCTTGCGCTTGTTATTTTCATGACAGTTATTTTAATGATATTACTTTGCGTAATTGCATTTTCTTGGATCTTCGGGTATTGGTCAAACGGTCTATATGGCACAAAATTTGAACTCGGTTCTTGTTGGTCTGGAATAACTGTCGTAATCACTGGCTGTGGTGGGGTGATTGGCCTAGCAAAAGCCGCATGGACTAAATACGCTACTGATAGTGAGAAAAATTCACCAATAGGCGAGATGCCAATTAACTTTAAAAATAATATTAATTAAGAGAGGAACGGTTTAAATGGCTAAATATTTTAGTGAAGATGAATTTAAATGTAAATGTTGTGGAGAGTTACCAGCTAACGGCATTGATGAAAACTTACAAGAATTATTAGATGATATCCGCGAAAGAGTAGGACAACCAATTATTTTAAATTGTTGTTATAGATGCGATTCACACAATGCAGAGGTTGGCGGGGTGAAAGGCAGTCAGCATAATGCAGATCCTTGCACAGCTGCCGATATTGATGCATCTGAAATTGGAGTTGAAGAATTAGCGCAAATAGCTGAATCGTTAGGTGCAGATGGTGTTGGCCGTTATTTTGGCGATGCAGGTACTTTTGTGCATGTTGACGTACGTAGTGGGCGCATTGGTGATAATTATCGTTGGAATGAAGGTGAATAATATGATGCCAGAGGAATTTATCGGATGGCTTGCACCGGCAGCAATGAATAAATCTGCTTTTTTCAAATTACCTGCATCGGTATTAATCGCTCAAGGAATTTTAGAGTCGGGATGGGGAACGTCTATAATTGGTGAGTATAATTTGTTTGGCCGTAAATGGGGCGGTTGGGGTAACTATATCGAAGTGTCTACGCAAGAATATATTGATGGTGAGTATGTAGATACAGTCGCTAAATTTCAAGATTATGATAGTTTGTATCAAGCTTGTGATGATTGGTGTGTTCTAATATCACAAGATGAAAAATACGACTAC